AACGGCAAAGCCGATGCTTCAGTATCGTTTGGCATAAGTTATTCCACGATTATTCGGCCACCGCCCTGCTTCAAAATTCTACCGCCACCCTGTTTGTTTAGGAAGCGGAAGCCAATCCTCACCGCAATCTTCTGCACCTGATTAAGCATCCAACGCATATCAGTATCCAACCACGTTCAGCCGTTGAATCTGTCCCCGTTGCCGCGTCTGTAAATCAACGAGGCGGTCGATGGACGCCGTGGCATCGCCTTCAGCAGCAGCGGCACGCTCGTAGTCGCCCTCCGACCGCCAATAATCTGCCACAATGCCGCGGGCCAAGTATTCGGTGAACGACTTGGGTATCTGGACAACGCTCCACGAGGCGCTGTTGGTCTGCGGTGATTGGCCGGCAGTTGTCGTCAAAATGCAGTTGTAAAGGTTGCCGGCGGGCAGTTTGCCCGCGCCGGGGACGAACGAGCCGGTGTTGCTGCTGGTGTCGAAATAGACCTGTGCGCCAACCGAGTACGCTACGGTCGCTGAATATGCGTCGCCATAAACGTCAGGCTTCACAACGCGATACTCTAGCCACACCGTCTCTGGCGCTGTTGGATCGATGATGTTTGCAAACTGTGCCGCGCCCGAGTCGTAAATGAAATACTGGATGCGCCGCGACGTAGTGCCGATGCGCGGTGTCTGGTCGTAGATGGCGAGCAAATCGCCCACATCCGTAGCGAGCGTCACCGTCTTTGTGGAGTCGACGTTTTCCACAACCGCCACTTCAAGTATCCGCGTCAACTCTTGCCAAGTGTCGTGCTCCCAAACCCACGCCAGCCGTGAGTTGGCAAAGTCGCGCAGCATCGCAAACGTCTGCGAGTTGATGGTGGCACGGTCAAGCCCCGCTAGTTGAGCGGCCCTGAACAGGATTACTGAAAAATCAGTTAGGCGCATACGTCTTCGAGAATTTGACTTCCCGCTGGAAACCCACTTGGATTTTAGTCCCCACCGAGTTAACACGAGACTCGGGGTTGTCCCTCAAGTAATCGTCCAAAAACTTACGGTCTTGCCAGCATCCGTACCCTTCGCGGTTGCCCCAATAATGAAAGCTAGTCGAATTAATCGCCGCCTTCTTCTGGCCGAGGCCGTCAATAGATCGGTGCTGTTGATTGTTTACGACTCCAACAGCCTTCTGTCTAGCTCTTGCCTGTACTTGCTCGAAAAGAATGCCTGAACGGAGTTCGTTTTCAACTTCCTTGAGCGTTTCCGCTGATAGTCCTGCAATCATTTTATAAAAAAGCCGTGCGACGGCCACAACAACCGCCGCACGGCTAACTAACCGCTTCCCGAATTAGGAGGCGAGGTCAAACTTGCCAAACGCAAGCGGGTTCTTACAAACCAACGCTGCAAACGCCTCGATGAGACGGGCAGGGCCGCCACCAGCATCGGGAAGTTCTTTCACTTCGGGGAGTTTCCCGTAGCGAAGCTCGACCATGTCCATCGGGACGATGTAGCCGTCCTTTTGGTCAGGCATGAACGTGTCGGGATGGAGGTTGACGGTGCCGAAGTCGCCCTGAAACACATCAACCACAGAGGTGATAGTTTTGTTGGTGACTTCCTGATTGAACGTGCGAATCGCGGTCGGGTTGTTCACAACCGTGGTCGCATTAATCAACAGGTTCGTGAACGCACGCTTGAGCGTGGTGCCAAGGAACATGTCATAGGTGCGGATGGTGCCGGTCTGACCGTAGATGCTGGCAAGCACGTCCTGAATGTGAGCATCAGACAGCGTGGCCGTGGTAGCCGTGGTGTTGATGCTCGCAGTCGGCGTGTTGTACGAAGCCGGAGGCGGCAGCACGGTGTCAGCGTTGGCGGTAATCGAGATCCACTTGCCAAGACCGCGGGTCTTGTAGGGGACGGTGCCGTTATCCAACTGTGCGCCGTTCGTGGAGAGGAATGTCAACTCCATGTCGCGCTTGATTTCGACAAGGCGCTTGGCGATGCCGTGGGAGAGTTCCGACTTCACGCCGGCCACATTCGCGACTTCCTCGGTGAGAGGGGAGACGCGGACGTTGCGACGGAACACCTGACCGTACACCGACAGGATGGCGCGGTTCGCGGCCGTCGAGTCGTAGGAGCTCACGTCGGTACCGTCAACGGTGCCAGTGCTGACTGCCGCGTCAAACGCGTCAACCTGCCACTGCATGAGCGTGTTGCCGGGCTTGGCTCCCTTGGGGGCCATAGAGCAAAACGGCGTGGATTTGGAGTCGGCGACACTGATCAAATCCGCGAGGTCTTCGCGGCGACCAGTCAAGTTACGTTCAAAGATTTGGGCCATATAGTTGTCTGCTTTCTTCCGCTACATCATAGCGGATATTACTTTTTCTAAGTCCGAGACATCTCCCGTAGTATTGAAACGACTTCGCGCTGCATCTGAGCTAACCTTTGACGGCGGCACTGCGGCTGGAGTCGCACTCTGAGTGGACGGTTGCGCCGGCGCTTTCTTCACAGCGGCCGGGGCTTTAACGCCCTTGGCCGTTCTGGACTTGAACCCTTCCACAAAGTCACCAACGGTGAGCTTGTAATCCGGGAACTTCGCCAGTTCTGGGAACGCCCGCAGCACTTGAGCGGCCTGCTGATATTCAGCGGTCGTCTTGTCCTTCCACCAGTTGTAGCTCTCCACGGCCTGCTGATCGAAATGCTCACGCTGGCGCAAATACTCATGCTGCGCTGGGATGTGCTTCCGTAGCGCCTTTTCAGCGTTACGCCGCACATCGCGAATTTCCTTCGCCGTGTAGTCGCGCTCCGATCCGTCATTCTGTTTAACAACCGCGCCGTCTTCGTTCGCATCGCACCACTCAATTACGCCTTCAGTGGACGCCTCTTCGCGTCTCAAATCGGAGTAGTTTGTGATGTTGAGGAACGGATTCGCCGCGGTCGCCGGCGCCGCAGCTTCAGCCTCTTTTGGCTGAACCTGATTCGCCTGCTCCAACTGCTGCTCCAACTCCGCAATCCTCGCCTGCGCTTCCTTCTTCTGCGCGGTCAGTGTATCCACTCGTTTCTTGAACTTAGGATACTCTAACTCCGCAGGGTCGGAGGTCGGTTCGGACGCATCGTCTGTCTTTTCAATTTTTGAAAGAGCGTCTTCAGAGCCCTCCTCCACCGCAACAGCGGCGTCATCGGACTCTAGTTTTTCCGTGACTTCAGGTATTTCTACCTCCGGTTTCGGCTCCGGTGACGGTTGGGAATCATCGTCTAGCTTCCGCAAAGCGGTCGCCAAGTCGTTGACATCCATCTCGCCTTTGTCCACCACGGATTTTACAGCGGGTATTCCGAGTCCCGGTACCTTAGATATGCTCATGCAGTTTTAGGCCAAGCAAGACGGCCAATCTTTCCGTAACAGTGTTGGTTGTTAATCGGCGAAATAACACAGAACTCTCGCCAAGCGAAATATGCGTTCCGCGTTAATTTTAGAAAGTGAAAAACAAAACAAAGGGAAGGAATGGCAAGAGATGGTAAATAATCACGATTGCTTTTCGATTGCAGTATGGCGCAGCCACACCAAATGATTCTTGAAATCGACCAGAGCGGACGCTCGACCTGCGGCGTGAACGCGCAATTCGCCGAGCGTATTCACGTCCAGCGCAATCAGGGTGTCAGTCTCGATGAACGTGTCAAGTTGGTGCAGTGTCTCGTCCCACAATTCGGACTTCTCAAATTGGAATGGCATCAAGTTCATTGCGCCTCTCCCGGTTGCACGGACGCCATTTGCTGCTGCTCTTGCTGATCCTGAGCCATTGGTTTAACGCCGATACGCCCGACCTGTTTGTTCTGCTGCTGGCTCACTCCCATCTGAAGGTTCTGCACATACTTCTGCATCAGTTGCCCAAACAGTTGATCTTGTTGGATGGCCTGTTGCGCCTTCGGGTTTGCGGATACAATCTCCTGCGAGTACTGGAGCTTGGTGCCGGCCGCCGCGTCATTCGTCGCATCAGCGTAGCTCGCCTCCATGCCAAGCATCATCAGCCCAATGTCATTCTTGACGCCGTTGTACATGGCTTGGCTGGCAGAGGGTTGGTCGAGCAGAAGTTCATCCGCACTTTCTGGAGCAACCGCACGGAGTATGTACTCCACCAACTTCGTGCGGTCGATTCTGCCTCCAACATCCAGAGGGATGATGGCGGCGCTGATTGTTGCAAGCCGTTCTTTCACGAGATCCGTGTCGAGTTCCGCGACGTTAAATCGCAACTGGAAATCGAACTTCGTCGCGTCAGCCGAGAAGCCGGTGCCTTCCTGCGCCCGAACAATCCGCGTGATTTCTTCCACGGTGAGGTACTGGATGCACAGACGGAACATCTGGCTGTACACCGAGCTCCACGCACGCAGCCACTCGTTAATCATCCGCTGCTGCTTCATCTGCGTCTGCACAGGCGGCACAGCAGGGTTGGCGCGGCCGAAGTAAGCGTCAGTCGCAGTGGACACAGCGTTAATCAATTCAAACGCCGTACCCGGAGTCCGCGGCGGGGGTTTCATGAACTCGTAGTCACCCGGTTTAGTCACTGCAACCTGAACCGCCGGCCCAATCAACGCACCAAGGCCAAGCCGTTTCGTCACCATAATCGGTGGGAGCGTTTCAAAGCTCGTCGCATCAAAGATGCTGTCTCGCTGCGCCTTGATTTCCTGCTGCCACGTCGCACACACTTCCGGCACGCCGCGGCTCTCTTCCACCCGCCGCGCCACATGCTCGCGCTTAAACAAGACGAACGGATAATCGTTGTGCGAATAGTCGAGCAACTCGTGCTTCGCATACATCTGCGAGTCTGGCGCTCCTCCAACCAGCGGTGAGAATATGGTGTAGAAGATTCCGGGAACACCATCCTCATCCAACTGCCGAGTGTACGCCCACACCACGTCAATCAGGTTGTCGCGGCGATCAAATGAGCGGGCCGTGTCAATCCCGAACGTGCCAAGCTCCAGCCAGTTCGTGCTCTTGCCCATATTCTTCACCGCGGCCTCGACCCACTCCGCACTCCACTGCTCATCGTTAATCTTAGCGCGAAGCTCTACCTCGGTCATAAACTGCCGGCGGAAGATGACTCGCGCACGCTGGATGTCAATCGTCTCAGGGGGGAAACTCACATCCTCCCACGGCTTCAGCGCCACAACAATGGGCTCGTTCTTGCAAATGTACTGCTGAGGAAACTCAGCCTCGCCCGTCTCACGCAGGTCGCGGATAATTTTCCGAGCACGACTCTTGCGGAGTCCGGGAATGTAGCCCACCACCAACTCCGCCGCCTGATCTTCAAGCAACGGATCGGACACCAGCATCGGCAATTCAGAGAGGATGCTGCCCTGCTCGGATTGCTGCGCCATCATCATGAGCTCTTGCATCTTCAGACGCTGCACGCGCAGACCGCTCTTCTGTTCCCATCCCACAAACGCCACGGCATGGCCGTAGGTCAACATGTGCTGCGCCAGCAACTCCGCCTCGCGGCCAAGAGCCTCCTGCTGATGACCGCCCACCCATCGCATCAACGTAGTGGCCGCAGCAGCCGCAGCCGCATCACTCATCTCCACCGGCGCAACCCGCAACTGCGCCCGCGTGTGTGCGGTGGAAAGGATGTCAACGAGATCGTTGCAAATCGAATCGGCAACAGGAACGCGAGTGTCCGATGCTCCGTCCCAAGGAAACGCCTGCGTCCCACTCGGCAACTTCGCACTCCACTTCTTTCCGTCATCGCTCTGCCCCGCCCAACGGCAATAGCGGATGTTGTCGGCCGTGCGGATGCGCTCCGTCATCAGACCGTCAGACAGCGAACGGCGATATTCTTTCGCCAACTCGTTCACGTCCGGTTTCGTCGCCGACATCGCCAGTTTGTCTTCAGTTTTCATGTTATGGTTTTCCTAGTCCAAAATGTTTCGCAACTTCGTCTCGAAAGAAAAAGCTCTTGCCACCACCTATTGTCTTGTAAATCTTTAACACGCCACCTTTGCGGAGGGTATCAAAATACTTCGGAGACATCCCCGTCATCTCCGCGGCCATCGTTCGACCCATTAGCCGCGGATATTCTTCGACAGCTTTATTCGTCATCATTCTCTTCTTGTGCTTCTTTCTTCATCCTGAAATCTCTGTCTATGTTTCCCTGCATTCCACGGCTCTTTTGCCCACGCGACTCTAACCACTTGTCCATCCGTTCCCTAAACAGCTTGCACCACTCATACGACGGCAACTGAGATGCGTGGCCCGTAAGCGAGACGGGTATGCTGTTGGATTTCTTTTTCAAAAGTAGCCCCTTTTCTTCGGCTTCCTCGCTTCCATCCAGCCATCACCGTTCGCTCGAACCTGAAACGGTTGGCCGACTTGATACATCTTGGAGTCTCGCACCAACACGTTCCTCTTCTCTCCACCCACCAACGCCTCAATCAACCGCGCATTCCTAAAGCCCGCCCTCGTAACAACAGCGTCGCGAACGTACTCTATTTTCTCCACCAACACCTGCACCACCTCTTCCACGCCGAAACCAAGCTGCCTCACGCCACCGTCCGTCCATACCA